AGTTAAAAGAACAAGTTCGTTAATTCTCTTTAAGCCTTCGCTGTATTGAACGATCTTTTGATTGTATCGGTTCATAAGCGGCTGATATTGAATAGCTAAAGCAACACCTGAGGTGTTAGAAATTTGTTGTACTTGACCAAGAGCAGACTCAGGAACACCAATCATCTCGTGCATAGATGTCTTAATGATCTTTAGATACTCCATAGCACCAACAAGACCTTGTCCGCCACCTTCTAGGTTAAATACTTGAGCGTCTTTTGGTAGCCCGCCCCAGACCTTTTTAGGTCCCTTTTCTAGAGACGAGGCCTTAGCACCTGTAATAACAGTAACTGGTGCCGCATGGTAGTTAACAATGTCGGAGATATCTGTAGCAATTTCGTTATAGCTACGGTTTAGAACAATGATGTCGTGTCCATCTGAAAGGCCCCACGGAGATCCAGAAACACGTACGTTAGGTATATGAATAACCGGTACAGTTCCTAGTGGGTTTGGTCGTGAATCAATAAGCTCATCGTTAATATATTCTTCAATACGGTCATCTGTAAGAATTTCAGTGTATGTGTATACCTGACGAGTACCTTCTAGAGAAGTGCCCCAGAAACGATACTTAAGCTTAAAACGTATTAGACGTGATCGATCGTGTGGGTGAAACTCTGGAAAACAAAAAGAAGAGTTAAGTGGAAGGATACGTACACGTCCTGGATGAGTACGGCCTACGCTATCTGTAAATGCTTCTTCATAAGCAACCTTTACAAAGCAGTCTCCGGAAACTCCGCCTTGCTGGCCCATTTCCCACATAACGCCGTGCTTGTCGTTATCTGTTTCCCACACTCTTTTTAGGACGTCTGGAATGATTGCTTCTGTGGCATAAGGGCTACGGAATGATGCCCCACGACCAAAACTAAAATTTACTATGTAATCTGTAAAAGCTCTGTAATAGTTAAATACCATCTGTGCTTCACCAATTTCGCGGCGATAAGCCCAGTGGTGACCAAGGTACATTGCCCAGTTAAGGGAGTATCTATTTAGGCGTGGACCATGTACTTCGAACTCTTCGTCAGCAAGTTCTACAAGTCCTAGTGGAGAAATGGAGATTGTTAAATCGGATGAGGCTGCCCTATAACTCGGTGGGCTAAAGTCAATACTCACTTGCCTTCACTCTCCATAAATCTATGATGCCCTCTCATTTATTTAAACTATGCCCCGCTCTTTTTTCTCTCTCTTTATCTTTGCAATTTTTGCTTTTTTCTTATCTTCTAATTCTTTTTTAGGATCTCGTAATTTTGGATCTACTTCTTGTATAGAGTTTACCCAATCGCCGCCTTGTCGTGCGTACTCTTGGCTAGCCCATTTGTTAGCTGCTCTGTTAGTTCCAGAGCCTGGACGTTTAGTGGGATACTTAGCTTTCGCTTGTCTCATCAAGCTATTCCATAGCTTTTGATTTGCTGCTACCTTAGCCATTTATCTCCTAAATAATTACAGGTGCCCGGCTCCGGAGAAAGAGTACGAAGCCGGGTACCTATAAAGTATATCTTATTTAGTCAGCAACAGCTGCAGGGTTCATGCGCTGATAGCGAGAACCTGAGCGGAATACTTCTTCAATTTTGGTCTCTGCATAGTCGCTGAAAGTTCCGTTTGAGAACTCTGCAACATATGTAGGTGCCTCTACCCAAGCAGCAGATCCAACGTGAGCGCGAGCTCGCATGGTCTCTTCTGGGTACTTTTCCATAACGTTGAGGTTATGGTTTGGGCGACCAGCTGGTGTGTCATAACCTTGGTTAAGACCGAGCTGGAAGTCATTTGGAACGTCGGTATCAGTAGCTACGCCTTCTTCGAAACGAAGTGGACCACGAAGTCCTGCTTGTGCTGCTGACATCTTACGCTCGTAAGTTGCTCCCGTGCGCTCTGGGAACGATGGTACTGGCGCAATGTTTTCTGCCATTTATATTTTCTCCTATAGGTTAAGGATCCTTAAGTAAGAGTTTGGTACTAATACTTATACTTTTCTGCCTAAACTCAAAAATCTTTACTTAAAGAAGGGGGACGCACTTACCTCTACGGTAGGCATAACCATCTCTTGAGTCAAAGAACAAGCCAAGGCCAATGAATCCACAAAGTCGTCGTGGGCATGCGCCTCTTCAGGAGCCGCCACTAAGAAATTAGGACCCTTATATTGTACTTCTGCGTCGGTCATTTGTTGGTAGAAACGCTTCCACATACGTAATCTTCTAGTTTTGGCGTGAGCTGGCCAAGAGATCATTTGGCGTTGAATTAGGGCTTGAAGGTGCTTCCAACGCTTTGATTGCTCTGTAGGGCTAGAAAGGGAGGATATAACCTGAGCTCTAGGTAGCAAAAGCTTTAATCTCTGAGCTACCGCATCTCCCACTCCATTTGAGTCAACCGCAACTGCCATAACGTCGTAATTACCCAAAAAGTTAACTATCTGGAAATACTGCTCTTCCCAGTCATCCCCCTGGATTTCCATCCAATTTAGAATACGATGGTCGTAATAGCCAAACTCATCAGGGCGATCCCAGTCAACCCAGACAACAGTAACAACCGTAGAGTCCATTTTTCTAGCCGGGTCAATACCAACGACGACGGGAGACCTATGCCAATTCTTAACAAGCTCTTGGGAAGTATCCCCGAGATCATCCATAATCGAAGAAGTGACGAACATACCTCTTTCCAAAAGCCACTTACAGTTGTACGAAAGCTGGAATTCATCTGAATCCTCTCCGATGCGGAGCATCTCTTTTCTAATGAACTTCTCGTAGTTCGGGTTAAATTTTGCTACATCTTTCCAGTCCCATTGGAAATGGTTCTGTCTTGAGGATCTACCAGTCTGTCTACGACGGTTTAGCTGGATAGACCTATAAAAGTTATTCTTGTGCGTTGTCGGTGTCCCTGTCTTTACCATAGTCGCGTTGTAGTACGCACCCATAGGAGCAATAGACTTTGAAACAATAAAGTCATCCGCTTCTTGACACTCGTCAATAACCATTAGATGAAAAGACTTAGATTCAATCTTTGCACGAGGGTTAGCGGTCATCATCATAAGACTTGATCCAGAGTTCTTTAGTTTAATGTTTCTGGTAACTCCAGGAGTTTTGATAGTCATATCGTCAATTTCAGCATCACCTAGAACTTCTAGTGCACGTTCGCTGGTTAAACGAGATACGGTTCTAGAGAACAGAGTTTCTGCCTGAGCTTGAATAGGCGCAAACATTCCTACCCAGATGCCGTCTGCAAACTTACCTAAAAGCTCCGGATACATTCTTGCTAGGCGCGGTAGGAGAACCATCAGGGTAGCTACAGTGTCTGCTACTGTCTCTGATTTACCTGACTGACGTGAGGCAAGGGCCGTAATCTCTTCACCGTCGTTAACAATTACCGACTCAATAATGCGGCGAGCCAAAGGCTTTTGATATGGGTGTAGATCGTGGCCTACTAAGATAACCATAAAATCCATGATCTTATTGACAAGCAGGGTAACGAACTCTTTAGATAGTTCGTCTAATTCTTCTTCTTTGTGAAGCTTCTCAAACTCTTCTACGTCGTCGTAGTCGTAGTCCTCATTGGCTGCATGATCGACTTGATCTAGATCTTCGAGTTCACTTTCTTCATCATCCTCAAAGTCCTCAAAGTCAAAATCTTCTTTCATTGCGCCCTTTCACGTAAGGTATCAACTATTGCTTTAAGGGCTTCTATACCCACGTTTGCTTCTTCTAGATAAAAAGTGTCCCCACTTTTTTGCCAAGTTGATAGGTTACGACTAACTGAGTAGAGGGCATTCTCTGACCAGCCAACTAATTCAGAACTAGGTAGGCTGGCAACTCTTTTCTCAAGCTTTGTTTTCTCTCGTTGTTCTTTCTTCTTTTTGAACATTTAATTCTTTCTCCAAATCTATAGACCGAATAACATCCCAATCAACCTCATCCTTTTTCAAACCCCTACCGTTTATTGCATAGGTTAGTGCTTGATTCTCTGAGTAACCGGTTTCTTTCCAGCGCCCTATAACTATAGCTTTACGGGTAAATGGTACCCTAATTGCTAACCCATGGCCTCTTCTGAACGGCGGGTCAATTTCTTGAGTATCTGCCGTTTCCCATAAACCTTTAGGCTTATACGGATACGTAAGGTTATGCCAGTAAAAATTTCCAACGTCTCGTGTTCTCATGTGTTCTTCTTTATCTGAAGTGCTCTTGCACCTCTGTAAGCTAGATATCTTAGTTTAGGGGGTAGGTCCGAGGTGTTTGCCGGGCCTCGTGGTTTAAAGTTTAAGTAATCTGATATGTAGGCCCACTTACTGCTTAACCGCTTAAAATCTCTCCACTCATCAATAGTAACGTCATAGTAGTTATAAATTGTAGAATCTCTAAATACTAGGGTTAGTACAGATCTTTCTGGAGAATAAGATGCGGCAACAGTTCTTGGCCGGTCTATCATGCTAGTTTGTGTTGGTACCTCTGTAAAATCCTCATCATCAAAAGGTGCCGGGTTATACGCAGGATCTTCCTCTGGATAGATAGCAAGAGCATCATCGCCAGCTCTATAGGGGCCAGTCTGGTCAATATTGTACCCAGCGCCTCTAGCGTCAATGTCCTTGTCTATATCCGACCCAAAGGTATCTAAAACCTCTGCCAAGTCATATCGGCCTTTTTCATAAGCCTTACGAACATTTGCTGGCAAGCCTTCTAAGTACTTTTGTTGATCTACTTGATTTCTTACACTACCAATCGCAGATCTTGCTTTTCTGGCAGCTATTTGTGCTGGAGTTAGTTTTTTTCTTTCTGCCACTTAATCACTCCTCGCAAATATGCGTCTCAGTTTGAGATTCAGTTAGTACCAGTTGACAAACATTACAGCTAAACCATTTTGATTCTTTAAAGTTGTTCTGTGCCGTTCCTTCAACAGGAAGATCTTCTTCCCCGCTATCTGACTGACGATCATATTCGTATATGATCTTTGGTTCTGCTAATAGCTCAGGTGGGAAAGGGCCCCTAGGTTGAGTTACCTTACCTGGTACTGGGTGCCCTTGACGAGTTATGATCCGTTCAATTCTCATTCAGCTGGCGATGCTTCAGGTTCTGCCTGTGCTTTTTTCTTTACCGGCTTAACTTCTTCTTTTACTTCCTCTTTAATAGCTTCTTCAATTGAAGGCGCTGGAGGTGGTGTAACTACTGGAAGCTCGCTACTAGCATCGCTAATAGAGCTTTTATACTCTTCCCAAGATAATTTCATATGTGGCTCCTTTTCGACCCTAGTTTACACGTAGTCTATGTTTTTTATCACACTCAACGGTTGCGTGACCCCTGTATTTACTGCTACGGTATATCCATGGCCCAGGAGACTGGGCCATCACTAACTACGTAACAAAAGGGTTGCAGTACGAACTTAACAGACAGACGTTAAGTTGCCTCATGTGAGTGACACACATAGGGTCAGAACTGGCCTTCTAGCCTAGGAGATAGTGTGCAAGGTAATGCAAAACAGAAAATTGGAATACTCGTACTATGTGCCGCACTTCCGTGGATCCCTCCAGCTCTAGCAGCTGAATCAGACGGATCTACCGTAACTGTGGCTGTGCCAGTAAAAACTGGCTTAGACCTATACAGAGACGCCACCGAGCTCTCAGACCATAACCTTAAAGACCTACTCAGCCAGGTAGGGTTCGAAGGACAAGCTCTCAGGATTGCCTGGGCGGTTGCCAAGAAGGAATCTAACGGTCGTCCAAAAGCCCATAATGGAGACACAAGCACTGGAGATAATTCCTATGGAATTTTCCAGATAAACATGCTTGGTAGCCTAGGGGAAGCTAGGCGGGAGAAATTCAACCTAGAAAGTGACAAGGATCTATTTGATCCAGTTAAGAACGCCCAAATTGCTTACCACATGACAAATGGTGGCAAAGACTGGTCTTCTTGGAAGGTGTACCCAGGACAACGTAATGGAGAACGATACGAGGACTTTTTACAAAAATTTCCTCAAAAGTAGCTCTAAATAAAGAACCCCCGGTTATTAGCCGGGGGTTTTTTATTTAATCATTTGCCACAAGTTGGGCATTTAGCTGCTGCTGGCGCAGAACCACCTGCTCTAAACTTTGGTCGACCAAAGCCAACAATTGAGATTTGCTCTCCAGCTTTGTTCTTTTTAAAAGCACGAAGCTTTTTAGAAACTTGGCCGCCGTTTCGCTGTGAGCCCTTCTTATCTGGGCTAGTGTTTCCTTCAATGCACCAAACAGTGCCGTCTTCATTATCTTTAATAACAATTCCTACGTGACTAATACGGTCAACGCCATCTGATGGAAAATCAAAATAAGCAATATCGCCTGGTTCTGGATCTGCTAGATCGCCATCAATCCACGCCCCAGCCTTCTTAAATGCCTGTGCTCCACCTGGAGTGTAAACAGTATTAGGGATCTTTACCCCAGCCTCGTTTCCACACCAGTTAACGAAGCTTCCGCACCATGGTTGGAAGTTAGCTTTTGTATAAGCTCCGTACTTTGTTTCGTTGTCTTTAGGACCTTCGATAGTACCTAGCTCTGCTGTAGCAACTTCAATAAGACGAGCTGCTGTTCCTTGTTCTGCCATTAGTCTTTATCCCAATCCGTATCAACTGGCTGTGCCTCTGGCATTGCGCCATCTGGCTTTGCTGCTAAACGAGCAGCGGTTGCATCAATCTCTGCTTCAAGCTTCTTGTCAGCCTGTGTGTTCTTGGCATCCATCTCTTTGTTGGACAACTGTGCTGCCATAATATCCTTAGCACCAGATTGACCAATCAAGATACCCGCAAGAGTTCCTGTAATAAAGGTAGCAATACTTCCTAGAACATTGAAAAACATTTTGTCATTTTCTGACTGTGCCCCAATTGGCTGTGTCACAAATAAAAGGCCGTAAAGAATGCCTAGAGATGTGCACAATAAGA